TGAGAATGATTCTGTCAATTTAGCCTTCTCTCTTTTTACCGATATTGTATTTTGTCTCCAAGTCCCACTCGTTCTTTTCTTTGAACGCTATCACTTTAATCTGTGATAGTGGAGCCTTAGGTTCAGCGACACTCATAAGTTCAATCAAACCCCAATCACTGAGGAGACCTGCAATAGAGTTTCTACGCTCAATATCGTTCTGGTTTATATTTGTCACTTTACCATCAAGAGCGAATAACTCTTTAAAGTGTACGATGTAATATCGTCCCTGTTTATGTAGTATGTGACAAGACTGATAGAGTTTTCTCTCTTTGCGAGATGCAACCCCAATACGACTTAGTGTTTCACGAACCTTCAAAAAATCATCTGGTTCTTTTAATTTTACCTCAAGCATCCTTTCGGGCTGCCAATCAATTTCATTCATTTTCTTCCACCTTTATTCAAACTATTTTTAATAGTATTAATTTGTTCATTATCAAGTATCTTGAGAGCAGCCTTTGCTTTTTCATTACTATAACCGAAATACTCTTTTACATACTCTAAATCTTTTAACTTACTCGCCTTTACCCAAGGTGCATATCGTTTCTTTGATCTAATAGTATTTAGTAAAAAGTCATATTGTAGTTTTGCGTCAAGGTGGTGACGCATGTTCATCTCATTAACTAACATGATGGTATCATTAAAGGGTGCTAAACACTTATTAATGATATAGGGAGAGTACTTCTTTGTCCACATAGGATCATCTGAATCTAACAGATGCTCCTTTGTTTCGTTTATGGACTTGAGGTAATGTTTAAGTTCATATCCACTCATTTGAATTGAACTTGCGTCATCACCTCAATCATAAATGCAAGCATATTAATTTCTTGGTCTGCAACGAATGCTGACTTGTAAGAATAATCTGCTGTAGCAAGTACAAGGTGAGGTACAGTTTGAGGTTGGATATCTACATACAACGAATCATATATCTTTCGATACATACGAGATGGGTCGTTATCAAGATTATTAGCAACCCACTTACGGATAGACTTAAAGTCCTTCTCTTTAAGAAAAGTATTCAAGTCCTTCATATTCGTTTCGGATATGTTGACAAGTACACCACTGTCAATCATACCAGATATTGAATATCGTTGTAGTTCGTTTAGAACCCTTCTCCAATCGGGAAAGTATTTCTCTACGACACCAGCAACCGCTTTGGGTTGATACTGAACCCCCTCTCCATCTAGAATACCCTGTACTCGTGTAAAGAATTCTCCAGCGAGTTTAGGTTTCTCAGATGCTGGAATACGAAATTCAATCACTGAGCATCTAGAGTGGAGAGGGTCGATGATTCGATTTTTGAAGTTACAGGTAAGAATAAACCCACAGTTCTTATGGAACTCTTCTATAAATCCTCTCAACGCAGGCTGAGTAGATTGAGGGTTTAAGTAGTCTGCCTCATCAAGAATAACGAACTTTCGATTACCATCCATAGAGACAGTAGAAGCAAAGTTCTTAATCTTGTTTCTGAGAACATCAATACCCGATTCTTCAGAACCGTTTATCATCATATAAGTAGCGCCTAGTTCCTCAAGCATTGCTTTTGCAACTGTGGTCTTACCTACCCCAGGCCCGCCAGTAAGTAGTAGATTAGGAATATGTCCATCATCTACGAAGGCCTGGAAAGTCTTTTTCAAATCTTCAGTAAGTACACACTCACTGATTTTTTTGGGACGAAACTTCTCGACCCACAACATCACATCATTCATAATATAAAACTCCTTGTTGGGATTATTTTGCTTCTAGAGCAATAAAGTATTCGATTTGCTTATTCACATGTGCGAAATGCGAAATGCCCTTCTCGGATACTTGTACCTTATAATCACCAGCAAGTAGTTTCAAGTTTTCAACTTTAAAAAAGAATGTGAAGTCAGTTGGTGAATTATCACTAACCTTAATACTGAAGTCGTTAGAAGTTTCGTTCTTACGGTCAGTAACAGTTAATTCAACATCACCACCAGCAGTACCTTTAAGTACTACATCTGGTACACCCAATACTGCACTCGCTTTTTGGATTGCATTAAAGGTGTCTTGTGTAAACGTAAACTCTACGTCTACTGAAGGCATAGTGATTTCCGTTTTCGGAGTTGTCACCACTGATGGGTCACTAAAGAAATACTTCAGTGAACTCCCACCACCTTCTTCGTTCAATCGTACAGACTGATCTCCAAAGTCCAGTGTAGGACTCTTAAACAGCGACATCGCTGAGAGGAATTCATTCAAATCGTAGATTGCGAATTCTTGTGAAAAGGAATCTGGAATGGTTGCCTTCGCTACAATGTTTTTCATTGCAGACATTGTGTTTATCACATTACCAGATTTAACCAAAAGGTTTTGGTTTATTGTTGAGAAGTTCTTTAGAACGTCTTTGGTATCATTACTAAGTTGCATAATCAGATATCTCCTTGATTCGATTCATTATCATTATTGTGTAAAGCCATTATACCATAATGGATTACTTTTAGCAAGTCATTTCTGTTCTTGCCATCTTTTTTTCCATACCGTTGTGCATATTTTAATATGTTTCCGATACAAAAACCTTCGCCATGCCCAGAATCCATAATAAATTCTGTTGCCTGAAATTTGTTTTGTGAGTAGTGTGAAGAATATGTTTTATCGATATATTCTTTTAATTCGTCCAGAATCACATCTTCTGAATATTTGTAATCAATTGTATTTTTCAAGTCGAGTTTCCATTCTATAAAGAGTTGGGTGGGGGCGAACCCCCACCACATTTTGATTAGCTCGAGTAAGAGTAATCAGAACCAGAGACTGCTTTAAGTCCAGCAGCGATAACACCTTTCGATGGTTCGCCTAGTCTATATGCAGTTGTTCCTTGGAACTTGTTTACATAAATGCAATTACCTTCACTTCGAAGCGTATCAATCATCGCTCTTGGTGATGTCAAGTCAAGTTTGTTTCTGAGTGTTCCCCATGTTACATTCTTCCCTGTGGAAAGAAGTCTCATAGTTTTTTCTCTTTTAGTCAGTGCTTTTCTGCTCATATTATCTCCATTATTTAAATTTCAATCATCATTATTGACGATTAGATTATATTATACCTCATTACTGAGGTATTGTCAAGAGCTTATTTGATTTTAATTAATTTAGGTTTCATTGCCTCTGGGACAATTCTCTCTAACTCAATACTCAAAATTCCATCCTTAAAGGATGCGCCCTGTACAACCACATATTCAGCAAGGTTAAATGACTTTCTGAAGGAACGAGCAGAGATACCTTTGTGTAGATATTCTGTTTCCACTTCAGTCTCATCGTTCTTGTCCAAAGTATTAATTGTAAGAATACTATCCTTACTCTGAATTTCAATATCATCTTTAGAGAACCCAGCAATTGCAATTTCAATGCAATACTCTTCCTCTGAAATTTTTACGATATTGTATGGGGGATAGGTTGTTGATGGTTGCCCATCATTCAACATATTGAACATTCTATCAAAACCGATAGAATAAGTTTTGACCCTGTCAAACGGGTCTAAGTGTAGTTTTGTACTTACCATTGTTTTCTCCTTAGTTAAGCAAGATTAAATACGATACCCGATTATCGGCATATCGTACATATATTTATATAAGTACTCCAGAGGGATATTTCAACCCCTCTGGAACTTTTTTTAGGCAGCTTCAGCATAAACCAATGCTTTGTCTAAAGCGTTAAGTTTCACCTTACGGTTACGTCCGTACCATGCAGACTGCAAACGTGAATCACCTTCACGACCTTGCAAGTGGTCTGTCATGTAAGTAACAGAGTTAAATGCCTGCCACCAAGAACCTTCTGCAAACTGAGCTCCAGGCTGAGTTGTTAAGTTCTCCATTGCAATTTTAGCATTACGAGATGTGAATGGCATTGCACCTTCAACCTTCTCTTTTGCAGGCGCACCAAATACTTCATTGAAGTACTGGATGATGTTGTCACCAGTAGCACGTTTCGAACCAAGGAATGCAGCCATTGATTTGTACTGTTCCATCTTCTCTTTCGCAATACCCATTTGCTCTTTAACCATATCTGGGTCAAACGCTTTACGGTGATTTACTGTAACCATCTTATCAGAATCTTGTGATAAAGACAATGTAAGAGTGTTGTTACATACCACACGAATTGGTGTCATACGAATATTGATAGACTTACCAAATTGGTGTGGATTGGTGAACAGAAAGTAGTTATCTGTTTGGTCACCTTTGAACAACTCAAAAGACTCTTTTGTCTTTGCAAGTGCCCAAACCATTTGTCCATCTTTTAGAGAACCAGCAGTGTGCATTTCCATGTCCCCTGCCATAACATAGTCATGGAAGAATTCAAATGCTTCTGAGTTCTGTACAGGATTCCATCCTTTACCAACAACATCTAATACGGTGTTGTCAGAGGAACGAATAAGTGCCTGTTTGTTTTTAATTGGAATACCAGTTGCAGTTACAAGAGGTTGCTTTTCTACTGTCCAATCAAGTCCAGCGACCTTTTGGAATTGGTCTGGTGTTAATTCACGGTCAACCTTAGTACCTAGTCCATGCCAAGGAACATCCCCAACATATGCCATTTGTGCTTCACCGTTTACGATTTCAAGTTCGTGACTCATAATATATTTCTCCTAGTTATTTTCACAGTTTGTATAATCATTATATACGTTATTAAAACAAAAGTCAAGATGTTTTTGAAACATTTTCAAATAAATCTTTTGCAGAAACAAACTGAATACCTTCAGCAGTTTGTACAGTAAACTCAAGGTCTGGTGCAGAACCAAAACTTACACGGCGGTCGATGACAGTATTACCGTCAATCTCTGTTGCCGTCCAGATAGAATCCATAAAGTCTTTTAATTGCATCAGTTACTTCCTTTTCTCATTGTCTATAATACTATTATACATGTTTTAAGAACAAATGTCAAGGCATTTATTCAAATTAATTTCTTTAAATTTACGGTATGATTTGGAGAACTGCTTTAGGGGTTTACTAAAGATGATTTCTTCAGTAGTACCTGCTTTGATGTAACCAACACACCACTGACGATTGTCAAGCATGTAAGTATGGTTAGGAACATTATGTCCTAACATATTGGTATCCCACTTGGTGATTTCTTGTAAATATTGCATTACACTATCTCCTTAAAACCAACTGCATCAACCTTATACTTCTTTCCGTCAAACTCCATAATGTCACCCATAGAGGTAGAACGGAGTCCCATCACTTGGCCTGTATGCTTTGAAACATGTAGTGGAGTTAGTACTTTGACATCATCATTGTAATCACCATTATTAATTGTCTCACCATTATCACCAGTAAGGATTTTATCTCTACTCCATGAACCTTGAATATTGTTTGTCCAACGATAAGCATACTCAAGACACTGATTTGCATCAGTAGCTTCACTAATTACTTCCCAAGGAACATTAACCTCAGCGACAGTAACAGGGGTTTCTTCAAACGCAGCATGTATTACAGTAATTTTTTTCATAATATATTCTCTCTCTCAATTTACATACCTATTGTACCAAACCAGAATCGGTTTGTCAACAGTTTTTATAAAATATTTGCATCCCAAACCTTTTGGGCCAACTTTTCTTCTAATCGGTATGCCTCTTTCTCCCAAGGCAAATCCCAATAGTCAGTGCTTTCTGAAACCTTAGACTTCTTCCAACGTGTGAGACTTCCAGAAACTTCAGCACACAACTCTTTACGAGCGAACTGTTTAACATGTACCATCTCGTGACACAGTGCAGTCACAAAGTCCTTCAGAGATAGGTTACGACTGATCTCTATCTCAAACTGTCGATTGTTGTCTTCCATCATACAGTAAGCGATTGCGTCTTTAACGTCCTTAATCCTAACTGTGATTTCTAATGTGCGTAGTCGGGGCATAAGTTCATCAATCATCTTTGCTACCACATTGAAAGCAATTTCTTTCTGGGACACTTTACCACCAATAACGTCAATCATATTCATATCTGTCTCACTCTTTATCAGTTTATGTAGCCATTATACCATTGTTATCATAACATGTCAAGTACTATTTGCACTTTATTTCTTTAAATTTGCGTCTTGATTTCGAGAACTGCTTCATAGGTTTGCTGAAGATAATCTCTTCAGTAGTACCTTCTTTGATGTAGCCCACACAGTGCTGGGACTTGTCCAGTATGTAGGTATGACTTGGTACATTGTACCCTAGAGCATCGACATCCCACTTGGTGACTTCCTGTAAATACTGCATAATCTCTCTCTTTTCTCAATTTGTACACCTATTATACCATTGTTATCATAACATGTCAAGTGTTTTCGTAAAATAAATCAAAAAAAAAGTCCTTGCAGAACAAGGACTTAGAAATTATTTTCAATTATTATGCAGATAAGTCAATCTTACCACCTAATGGCGGTGGTGCATGACTCAATTCCCCAGCTGAACTGTAGGTTGTGTAGGTTACTTCACTTACCCTAACAGGGCCGTTTCCAACCCGACTGTGTTCTATATGTGCAGTTACCTGATTCACCCCCAAATCATACGTTCTAGTGTAATCACTGAGAACATTTAGGGGTTGTATTGGTGATAGTGTTACAGGGTGATCTGACATATATCTATTTATAGATTTACGTCCTTGTAAGGTGGCCGCCCTCGCAGTGTAAAAGCTTCTATAGCTATTAGAGAGAGAAAAGGAAGACGACCACCACACCACTGGTTATCCTAGAAGTTCACCTAGTGTTGCGGGCCCAGCAACCCCATCAGCAACAAGTCCATTGGCAGTTTGCCATTCTTTCAAGGCACGTTCAGTTCCAGCACCAAAGATACCATCTGCACCAATACCTAGTGCTTCTTGCATCGTAGCAACTCCAACTGACTTCATACCCTTTCGTAGCACACCAATATCTTCTGGCGAAGGCACATCATCACTTGGAGAGGCAAAGGACTCATGGTCTCCAGCCTCACTACCTAGCATATGTAGTGCTTCTTTCCAGTGATGGATACGGTCTTCCAGACCAATATAACCACCATTGATGCGTTTAGTCATGGTTTTGATATCACCACTATCTGCATAGCGATTCAATCCGTTCTTGTTCCAATACCATATGGCGGACATGAGAGCGGTCTCTTTGTCTTCTGAAACCATGTCTGGATTATCGACAACATCAACATCCATATCTTCTGCAAAGGAACTATAGTTCGCTTTACCTGTCAATTGGATTGGGCCTCTGCCACGATACTTCCACCCATCACCGCTGTCGGTGTCACCGTTGTCCATACGATTTGCATAGACTACGTTAGCAATCATTTCTGGTTGCCTGTGATAGGGTTCTGCATCCCTAGCAGCACGTTGAAAGTACTTGCCAAAGATTGCATTCAGCGCCTTAGCACTGTAATTTAGGTTCTCAGAGAATACTCTCCAACCACCACTCTCATGTCCACACTGAGCAATGAATGATGCAATACGTTCTGGTGTATTGATTTCATACTTAGGGAACACTTCGTTCATTGCATCTACCCAACCTTCTGGGTCTTTACAATTAGGAAATAGTTCTTTAAATTGACTTGATGATAGCATTATTAACTCCTTTGATACTCATCGTTCCATCCAAAGGCATCTTTCACTACATGTTCTGAAAGTCCTTTGTATGCCTTATGCAATTTCTTGTCCTTAGCAGCGATAATTAAGTCTGCTTCTGAACTATGCAATCCCTCTAACATCTGGATAAACATATTCTCTTTTTTGAATAGAGGAAGGGCATCATTACCACCTTTGATAAAGTGAAAAAGTTTCCTTGACTCCCTTCGAAGTACTGTATGTTCTGTACCAGCAACAGCTTCGTTTCTGGTGAATGGAACTTCTCCTTCTGGGATAAGCCACTCTATAGCAGGGTCGAAAGATGATTTGACAATCATTCGTAATTGTTCACAATCATGTTCTTTGAGAATTGCAATCTTCTCAGGTTTAGTTTTAGCGTTGTGTACTTTCTTTAAAATTTCAGAAAGTAACGGTGTATGCGTTTTCATATTAAAAGTCTCCAATATCGTTCATAAGATTTCTCAATCTTTTTTGTATAAAGTAATTTAGTAGTTTACTCCTGTCACCTTTAGGTTCTTCTCTGTAAGCTTCTAGAATCCTACCTGTTAGTTCCTCTGGAATACACTCTAAATCAATTAGTGTTTTGTTTCGTTGATAGTTACGCATCATCTCTTCCGTGAAGACATCCTCTGGATTAGATTCAATCCAACCAGCGATCTTCTTCTTAGACATAGGTTTCTGTCGTAAGTCATCAACGAATGTATTATCTGGGGATAAGAAGTTTGGTACACCATCACTCCTATCACCCTTTAACACATGTTCCCTTATATATATAGACGGATCAATACCGTTGATAAATTTCTTCAGTACTGGACTATATTGTTTAACGAAGTTGTATTTGTGCAACTGGATGAAGTCCTTGTCACCAGACAGAATTAGAATGGGTTCAAACTCATTTGGAGTCTTAGCAATATGTTGACATATCACAGCGATACAGTCATCTGCCTCAGCACCTTCGACTTCAACAACCTTGTATGGGAAAGTCTCACGAATTTCATCACGAATGGCATTCAATGCATTAAAGATAGAATTCCAATCAAGGTCTGATTTTGCTCTATCCTTCTTACGGTTTGCCTTGTAGTTGGGAAAGTAATCCCGCCTCCAATACTTCTTACTGTCATAGGTAAGTACAAGTTCACCAAAGGCCTCACCAAACTTTGTGCGATATCCACGCAAAGAGTTCAACACCATATGACGAACTAAGTCCTCATCGACTGACTTTGTTTTTGACTGATTTATTTGTACCATCAAATTACTGATGGTAACTTGGTTCATATCAACTATAATCATAATTTTCTCACTTAATTTATATACTATTATACCAAGTTTCTATCCGTCTGTCAATAGTTTTTTGGTCGGAGTAGTAGGATTCGAACCTACGACCTCTGCGTCCCAAACGCAGCGCACTACCAAGCTGTGCTATACTCCGTATCTGGAGCCCCTTGTCGGATTCGAACCAACCACCTAGGCATTACAAATGCCTTGCTCTACCAAATGAGCTAAAGGGGCGTTATATCTATGATTGTATTTTTGAGTATATCTTCATATATCCCATCATCCTTTAGAACGACTATACGATCACTTTGTGGACTAACAACAGAAATTATTTCTCCAATAGCAGAAAGTTCTTCACCGTTAATCCAATGTTTAAATCTTACCCTACTCTTCTCTGTCATTATCCTCACCAAACAATTCTTCAGACACATCACTTATCATATCAAGGTCAATGTCCATTGTAGGTATACCATCGTCTTCTGTATACGTTACGAACAGTTTAGTAAAATCTTGTAAGGGATGAGTCATACCACCATCCCTGTATATCATACTCTTAATCAATTCAATTAAGAATGCTGTATCTCTCATAAAGCATGGATGTTCTGTATCCATTCCATTCTCAGACATGTTGTGTATCATATTTACAACAAGTCCCTCAGTTAAGTTATCAGTGAACAGCATATGTTCACGAACCAATCCACCAGTGTTATCTATCTTTACATCCTTTCCAATTGGAAAGTTGATGATATTATCCTTCTTCTTCGTCATGTATTTCTCCTGTCCATGTACGTCCAAGGTCTGGGTAAAATACGCCAGTCGATCTTTTAGGCGTTCCGTCTGGGTGATACGCCATAGCGACACACCTGTATAGGATTTTATTCTGTTGATGTTCACCGTACATTGTATCACAGTAAACTCCATCA